TACGATTAAGTCTGAGTCTGCAAATATTTTATACCCATATGCAAATTGGGTTGTACTCCCATTACCAGAGTAGGAATTTTTTACTGTAGTTGAAGATACTGTCATATTACTATTCCTATATTACTTTTCTCTTACTAATTCAAGATAAGTTAATGCTTGTTGAGCAAAATTTATCATTAGTTTATAATAGTCATCTATTAACTCTCTTTTTTCATCTGGTGTTGGTATATCACCATTTGGAAATTCTTTTAAGTTATATATAGTTCTTATCTCTTTATCTAACTTTTTTATTTGTTTTCTATAGTCTAATAATTTAACTTCGTCTACATTTAGTGTTTCTTTTAATTTTTTATATTCCTTAAAATCTCCTGTTTTTTTAGCAAAATCCATACCATTAACTATCTTTTCAACTTTTTCATATTCTTCAAAAAATTTAACTATAGATTGAGCTGAATATCCGGGAACATCTCTTATATCAAATGCTCTTATAACTGGAATTTTAGATAATGTATCTGTAGGTTTTATAGGATCATCTATAATTTTACTTTTAATTATAGCGTAGTCTAAAGTATCTATAACATATCTACCTATTCCACCTGTCCAAGATCTAAATACATTTTCTGCATGAATAGGATTGGTTGCAAAAAAACTGTCATCTCCTACTAATCCATTAATTGTTTTAGATATTAATTTAAATGTTTCAGATGTATATTCAGTATAATAAAATTTATTAGGTAAATTTTTATCTAATGATTTTGGAACTACTGGTGCATCTCTAAAAAAACTATAGTTCATAGCATTTTCTGCAAGAGGTCTTATAGCGGTAGGAATAGGATAGAAACCTTTAGCATTATTAAAGAAAAAATCTTTTGCAAATTTACCAAATTCTTGAGGTTCATTTGTTCTTACCCAATCTAAAGTTTTTTCAATAACAGATGAAACTAATGTACCTACCTCAAAAGGTTTTGGAAACCTTTGTGCTTTACCATTTATTTTATAATAATAATAATTTTGTTTAATCCAATCTGGTTCTTCTTTATAATCTTCGTCATCATAATTTAACATATAAAAACCTATAGTAGGTATTGCTACATAAGCACCAATCATAGCGGATGTTCTTCCGGGTTGATCTCTAAATGCTTCATATAATCTTGTTAAACCTTGAACTCTTGCGTTCCAGAATGGAACAAGTCTATTTATGTTTTGACCTAATGATCCTCGTTTAGCATAGTCTAAAAGATTTCTAGCTTCAAACCCTCCTCTTTCAAGAGCTTGTTTTTCTGTCAAACCTTTTTCAATAGATTTTTTATAAGTTTTTTCAAAAATTCTAAATCTTGTCATTTCCTCTGATAATCTTGTTAATGCTTTAAATGGAGCTAACACACCTCGATCAGCATTTCGTACTGGTCCTTTAGCAAGAATATCATAAACTTTACCATCAAATATATTTGGTTTATCAACCGCAAGTAATGTTGATTGCATACCACCAGATTTTACATATTTTTTATACATCTCCATTGTTTTTTTATTATTACCCTTTGTAATAATATTAAATGCACCAATGATTGAATCTTGTATTGGAACAAATCCAACTTTATTTAAAAAACTTGCTTGCATAGTATCTCTAAAAAAGTTTGGTACAGCAAAGTCTGGTATTAATATTGCACCAGCTCTTAATGTTCTTGCAGGAGCTCCAAGATAATTCATTAACATATTAGATCCTTGTTGATCTAAAGTTTTAAAAGCATTAACTAAATCTTTTCCAACATTCCAAGTTTCTAATTTACCATCTTTTCTAAAAGTTAATAATTCTTCTTTAGGAACATTGGTTGTTTTAGGATTTACTTTATTAAAAAATTGAAAAGTACTAGGATCTTTAGCTTTTGATTTTGCAACCATATCAATAAAGTTTAGTTTAACTTGGTTTCTTTCAACAGCATTTACAATCGTATTTGTGTTTTTAATCATTTGTTCTAAAGGTGGATATACTCTTAACTTACTACCTTCTATTTTTTTAAATGGGTTTACACTACCTTCTGCTACAACTGGTTTACCATCTTGTAAAAGTTCTCTTGCAAAAGTAACATAATTTTTATTGGCTTCTGTCATAGCAGTAAATGCTTCAGCAGTTATAAAACCACCATCTCTTGCATATTCTAAAAGTTGTCTTTGATAAGTATCAGTTTTTTTAGCAGTTTGTTCAAATTGAAATTTATATTTGTTTACAAATTCTTTTGCAGTTGAAATATTAAAACCTGTTTCAATACCTCTAGCATCTAATTCAATAGCTCTTCTATTTGATAAATATGTTTCAAATAATTGTGTTTGATTTTTACCTTCTTTAACAATATCTTTTGTAATTTCTTTTAATCCTAAACCTTTATCTGCTAAAGTTTTTCCATTTAAAGTATTATATTCAATAAAGTATGCAGCTCTATTTGGCATACCTTCCATAATTCTTGCTTGTTCATATAAATTTAATTTTTCAATACCAGTTTTAGTATTAATTTTTGCTTCTCTCATTGCTTCTAAAATTGGATATTTATTATCTATACCTTGTATAATTGATTTTCTTTTAACTGTTGATCCCATTTCTTTTAATCGTTCAACAGTAGGTATTTCTACTTTTGGTTTAAATGCAATATTTTGTGCGGCTTGATTTGCTAGATCATCTTTAAATAATTGTTCTGGTTTTTCTGGTTGTATTTTTTTTTCTACAGTTTTTCTATCTAGTAAATTTTTATAAGCTCTTACATAGCTTCTTGATGACACATCTTCTAATATAGTTTTATCAAGTATAGAATCTTTAAATACTTGATTGGGTTTTTTTCCTGTATCTACAAATATTGTTTTAGTTCTAGTTTCCATAGTTTTTTTAGGTTGAACTAAACCAAGTCCACCAAACATAACTGCTGAATAACTAAATTCTTTTAGTGTAGGAAGTTGTCCATTAAGTATTGCACCAACACCCTCAAATGCTGTAAGTTGTGATGCTACTCTTGTAGTATATCTATCTGCAAGTTTTCCAACAAAAGGTAATTTTAATTGTGGAGCAATGGCAGCAGTTGCAAATATAGTTCCTTGTTTAGCACCTTCAACAATACCTTCTTGTAAAAAATTTTTTAATATTTCAACTGGTTGTCCATAAGATTGTTGTTCTAATCCTTTTAATATTGTGGCTCTTGCAGCACCCGGAATAGCACCAGCAGTAAATGCACCAGCTATAGGATTTCCTGTTGCACCAGTTCCAGCTAAAAAACTTCCACCATATATAGGTAGTTCTGCACCAAGTGTTAAACCTCTTTCTAATAAACCCTCAAACCAAGTATAATCTTCTGGTTCTTCTTGTGTAAATGCTTCAGATAAACCTTGTTCTGTAGCCAATCTATATGTCATATCGTAAAGTGTTTTACCCCAACCTCTTTTTAATATTTCATCTCCATCAAATTCTTTACCTACTACTAATTCTTTTAAAGATGGAGCATCAGCTTGATCTATTTTTGATTGATATAACAGTTCATCATCTGGTGATATAGATTCTTGTGTATAGTATTCGTTTTCTAATTGTGCTTTTACAGTATTAAAATAATCTTTGTTAGCATTATTGTTTGCAGGAACTACACCAAATTCTTCTGCTACTTCTGCATTACTAAATCCAGCAGAATTTAATTTAATAATTTTATCTTTTTTCCAATCCTCTATTTCTTTTTGAGAAAAACCAGCATCATTTAAAATATTTGTTTGTTCTGCAAGACTTGTCATTATGGTGATAAAGTATCCTTTGCTGTAGTATCTTCTATGTCAATTCCACTTTCTATTCTTTTTAAATATTGTAGTGGAGTTTCACCTTCTAATTTAGGAATTATATCTGTAACATTAAGTTCTTTTGAATTAACCATTTGTTCTATAGTAGAATTAATATCAGATGTTTTAGGTAAATAATTTTTTATATCTTTAGCAATATAATTTTTAGATGTATAACTTAATAAATCATTTGATTGAAACCCCTCTGATAATTTTTGTAAATATCTTTTATGCAATACTTGTCTAAGATTACTTGCTTTTGAATTATATTCTTTATCAAAATAATTTAAGAAAGTATTACCTTGCAATAAAGGTGTTAAATTTTGAAAATAATTTAAAAATTGTTCATCTTGTTTTTTAAAAGTATCATTATTAGTTCTTGTAATAACATCTGATAAAAAAGTAACATCATTATTATTAATTGTTTTATCACCAGCTCTTTCTAAAATACTTTTTGATTCTGTTTCTCCTGCTAATAAAAATTTTGTTTTAGTATTTTTAACTTCCCCAGATATTATTTTAGTAATAACATCAGTATTAATATTATAATTTGTATCAAAACTAAATTGTTTGTTAATTATTTTTTCATTAACTTGTTCTAATTGATTATCAAATTCTATATCTCCTATTTTATATTGTTGTAATTCTTCTGGAGAAAAACCATAAGTTTCTTGAGAACCATACTTGTTCATAAATTCTTTTGACTTATTAATAACTTGCGTATCTAAAGCTGAAGTAATTAAATCACTTTGGTATTTAGCAAGTGTACCAAATTCACTTCTAAGTTTTCTTCTTTCATCTCCTTGAATTGTAGTAAAACTTTTAGTATCTAATAATATTGCAAATGCTTCAGCAGCATTATTTCTTGCTATTTTTCTAACTTGTTCTACTTCAATAAGATTTGGTAATCCTTTTTTGTAAGCATTAAAATTTGCTTCACTAATAATTCCATCATTAACTAACCCTTTATAATCATTTACAATATCTTCCGATAAAACATTAAGTTGAAAATTATTTCCATCTAAAGCAGTAGCAATTTTAGATTTTACATTTTGATCTACTTGATTAACTCTAGTTGTAACTAAATTAGTTCTTGTTTTACTTAATATATTATTAACATATTTATTTTTATTAGCTGAAAATTCTAAATCAAAATAACTTGCAACATCTGAATTAATTGCTTGGGATTTATATTTGTTTTTTATAGAATTGTATTGTTGATTAAAATAATCAATTCCTTCTTGTGGTGTAATTTTTAATTCAGCTTCTTCAGCAGCATTAAAAATATCTACAGTTGCATCACCAAATAATTCTCCAGCTTTTACTTTATTGCTAATTTGTTTTTCTCTAGCATAATAGTCTGCAATTTTTGAAAGAGGTTTTACTAAAGCTCCAGCAGGAGTTGCAGTAGGTGAAAGTTGTAAATTAGTTGTTACACCAGTAGGTTCTGCAGTTGGTCTTGCAGTAGATGTAAATGTAGGTATCTTTGGCATTATTTGTTCCTTGATCTGTTAGAAGATTTAGACCTTACTCTTAAATTACTTCTACTATTATTTCTAGGGTTTCTATCTTTATGATCTATATCCTTACCCAATATACTATTACCAAGTTTTTTTTTCATAATTCTTCTTGCACCATTTCTACTAGCTCTATTTTTTTTTTGTTTTGGTTTAGAGTGGTAGTTTTTATATTCTGATTTATAGTTTCTCATAATTTTTAAAACTTTTGAAGTAAACTTTTTCCTGTTTCTGTTTGTCCAAATGCAGTTGCTGCTTGACCATAAAAACCAATAGCTGCTGCTCTACCTTGTTGTTTAGCAACAGCACCTTGCATACGAGCAAAGTTTGCTTGTTCTATTGCTTGTGACTGTGCAACTTTAGAATTATAATCCATAATATCTTTTTGTATTTCAGCTTGTTCGGCATTATATCTTAAAATATTTAAAGCACTTCCTTCTAATGTTACACCAGATTTTAGTGTTGCTACTTTTGTTTGTCCTGTTAATTGTTCAAATTGTTGATCAAATCTAGCAAGATCAAACTCAGTTTGTTTTTTTATTGCTTCTGATTTTTGTTCTGCAACTTGAGCATTACGATTTTGTATTTGTTGGTTATAACTTCCAATAGCACTTGCTTGTCTTGCTGCTGCTACTGAAGCTATTGCTGTTACCCATGCCATTAGAAAATCCTCGCATATCTGTATTGATGTGAACCATCAAATCCATAGTGTTTCATTAAACCCTCATTCTCTAATCCTAACCACTTTGCAAATCTTATACCTTTAT